TGCGCTATTCGATGCGCTGCTCTCGTTCGTCGGATCGAACTCAGGCAAGGGCAAGCAAGGCTTTGACGCTGACGAGAAGCCCAAAATTCTGGCGAAGACTGGCTCTCGCATTCGTGAATATATTCGTTTGCGTGGGATGCAGTCGAGTAGTCCTAGTGACGGAAGCAAGCCCGATCAGGATCGGACCTGACTGTCGAACGCAGGTATATACGCTGATCGATGGCGAGTGGCGACTCGGTGACAATCGAGTTGTGATTCCTGAAGGTTGGTATGTAGTGCCACCCTCGTATGTAGACTCGCAGAAATGAAATACGAAACAGCAACGATCGCAAGTCTCATGCTCGATCCTGCGAATGTCCGCACGCACGACTCCAAGAATCTCGAATCGATCAAGGCAAGCCTCGCACGGTTCGGACAGCAGAAACCAATCGTCGTCAACTCGAAGGGCATCATTGTCGCAGGCAACGGCACGATGATGGCTGCGAAGATGTTGAACTGGTCGAGTGTCGAGATCGTCAGGACGGACTTGGAAGGCGCAGAGGCGATCGCATACGCCATCGCCGACAATCGCACGGCTGAACTCGCAGGATGGGACGAGGCTGCACTGGCGCAACAACTCGCTGCGCTGCAGATCGACGATGAGGAGTTGGCGAACATTGCAGGCTTCACCGATGCAGAGATCGAAGCGATGATCCTTGACGGCAAGGAGATCGAAGAAGACGAAGTGCCCGAGCCTCCAGTCGATCCGATTACAAAGGCTGGCGACCTATGGCTACTCGGGAATCATCGTGTGCTATGTGGCGACTCAACAAAGGCGGATGATGTGGCAAGGCTGATGAACGGGTCGAAGGCGGATATAACGATCAGCGATCCTCCCTACGGGATCGGATACGAATACTCCGATCACGATGATTCCAACAACGACGACAATGCAGAGTTGGTTCGAGTTGCGTTTTCTTTGGGTGCAGATGTCAAGGTCTGGACTCCTGGCCTTAATAATCTCGCAAGAGACATTTCACGATTCGGAACGGCAAAAGTGGCCGTGTGGTTTAAGAAGTTCGCTGCGGCTGGCAACGGTCTTGGCGGAGCGTCCGTCTGGGAACCGATCCTGATTGTCGGACGACCGAAAGTGCAATCGCTTCCAACCGATGTTATCGAGTGCATGACCGATCGGGAAACTCTTGACGGAAAATCATTGCGAGAACTTCATTCATGCCCAAAACCAGTAAAACTCTACGGGCAAATCATGGATGCGTTCACGGAAAAAGGTACAGCGATCCACGACCCATTCCTAGGCTCTGGCACAACCCTCATTGCCGCCGAGCAACTCAACCGCAAATGCTACGGCATGGAGATCTCGCCCGCCTACTGCGATGTGATCGTCAAGCGTTGGGAAACGCTGACAGGAAAAACGGCAACGCTGTCGACATAGAATCAAACATGAGCGACATCACGCCAATCAACAATGAACCCGATCATCACGCACGAGAGACGCTCGTGCTCCTCGCATCTGCGATCCGTAACGGTTGGCAGATTCCCGATGCTGCGCTGCGATCTGCACCGAACATCGTCGCAAGTATGTTGATCAACGGAACAGCACGAGAAAAACTACGGGCTGCCGAGGTGCTGATCCGAATGCGAGACTCGAACATTGCAGCACTCGCAGTCGGTGACAAGATCGAACGACTCGACTCGGGTGAAGCGACCGAGAACTTCCGCTTCGGACCGATCGAACTTTGACAGTCACAACTCTGACACTCCCGAAGATGTATCCAGCGCAGCGTCGAGTCATCATGGACTCCGCACGCATCGTCGTGATCGAAGCGGCAACCAAAGCAGGCAAGACTGCAGGATGCTTGATGTGGTTGCTTGCGAAAGCATGGAACGATCAGAAGGCAGGCGGCTCGTACTGGTGGGTCGCACCTGTTTATCAGCAAAGCAAGATGGCGATGGACCGTGTAAAGAAGTGGCTGATCCAAGCCGACCCGCACAAGTCGCATTGGTCATCGCACGACACGGATCTTTGGATCATGCTGCCAAGCGGTTGCAAGATCTGGTTCAGATCCGCCGATGATCCTGACAACCTCTACGGCGAAGATGTGCGAGCCGCAGTCATGGACGAAGCGACACGCTGCAAGGAAGAATCGTGGCACGCCGTGCGATCAACGCTCACCGCAACTCGTGGACAGGTGCGGATCATCGGCAATGTTCGAGGGCGCAAGAATTGGGTGCATCAGATGGCGCAGCGGGCGGACGGTGTCGATCTCGCCTACCACAAACTCACAGCATGGGACGCAGTCGAGGGCGGCATCCTCGACCGTGAGGAGATCGAGTCGGCGAAGCGTGATCTGCCCGATCATGTCTTCCGTGAGTTGTATCTCGCTGAACCTGCCGACGATGGCGGGAATCCATTCGGCATTCCTGCGATCGGTCGATGCATCATGCCGCTCTCGACAGATCCAGTTGCAGCGTGGGGAGTCGATCTCGCAAAGTCGCACGACTGGACCGTTGCAGTTGGACTCGATGCGGACTATCGAGTCGCAGAGATCCACCGGTGGCAATCGGACTGGGGACAAACGAAACGGCGACTCATCGAGATCATCGGCGACAAGCCTGCATTGATCGACTCGACTGGTGTGGGCGATCCGATCGTCGAGGAGTTGCAACGCTCGCTGCCGTGCGTCGAGAGTTTTAAGTTCACATCGCAATCGAAGCAGCAGATCATGGAAGGGCTTGCGGCACGAATCCAAAGTGGTGGCATAGGATTCTGTGATGGTTGGTTGCGTGATGAGTTGGAGGCGTTTGAATTTGAGTACTCTCGCAACGGTGTCAAGTACAGTGCACCATCGGGCGTACACGACGATGGTTGTTGTGCACTCGCTCTCGCAGTTCGCTTGTTGGGTACGACCGCACGAAACACGCTCGAAGTAAGGATAATTTGATGGCACTACTAGACTTCTTCCGACGACGACGACCCGACCTGACGACCAAAGCGGTCTACGACGATTCAAAGTTCATTCAATCATCCATCTCGATTCTCGACAATGCTGTAGGACGTGGCAAGTTGCCACCATTTTCAATGCAGCGGAGCGTGCTCTCATTTGAATCTTGGGTGTACGCAGCGGCAATGCTCAATGCGCAGGCCGCATCGAGTGTGCCTCTGCGTTTATATGTTCGCAGCGATGCGCAAGGACCGCAGAAGTTCTGGCGCACTCGCAAGGTGTCTCGATCTCGCAAGGCGTATCTACTCGGAGACAGTGAGCGCAAGCCATCGCCGAGCGTGATGAAGTCGGCAGCAACTGCAGGTGATTTTGAGGAGGTCGTTGATGCGCATCCGATCCTTGAGTTGTTGCGCAAGGCGAATCAGTACGAGGACGGCTTCTCGCAGAGCGTGATGCGCATGCTCTACATGGAGTTGTGCGGCAATGCATATCTCCATGTGATCATGGACAAGGCTCTCGGCGTGCCATCGGAATTGTTCACCGTGCCTGCGCAGAATGTCACGATCCTCCCTGGCAAGACTGAACTGGTCGAGGCGTATTTGTACGGCACGGATCGCAACTCGATGCAGCGGTTTGAACTCGACGAGATCATTCACTTCAAACGCCCCAACCCTCGCAACCTCTACTACGGACTCGGCAAGGTCGAGGCTGCGTACGGAGCGATCCAACAATCGCAAGCAGCGCACATTCAGGATCTGTCGTTCCTCGAGAACATGAGTCGTCCTGACTACGCAGCGATCGTCAAGGGTGGCGCAAGCGAAGCGTCGATGCGGCGGTTCGAGGAGAGCATGCGGTCGCTGCACCAAGGCACTCGCAAGAGCGGGCGCATGGTGACGATCAGCGGCGACATCCAACTGATGCCGCTCAACTTCCCAAGCAAGGATCTGACTGGTCGTGATGACATCGTCGAGGAGATCTCTGCGTGCTTTGGCGTGCCTGTCTCGATGCTCAAGGCGAACGACCCGAACCTCGCAAGTGCGCAGGCGGGATACTCGATGTGGCGTGAGACGACGATCGCTCCGATCTGCAGGATGGACGAGGAGACTTTGAACAGTCGACTCCTGCCGTTGTTCGGTATACACGAAGATGCATATCTCGCATACGACAATCCAGTGCCTGAGAACCGAGTCGCAGACTCTGCCGAGCGTGCGGTTGCAGTTGCAGGCGGTTGGCGCACACCCAACGAAGCACGACTCGAGGAAGGCTACGAAGCACTCGAAACACCGCACGCCGACATGCTGCATGTCAACGGCTTGCCACTCGGAGGAGTCGCTCCAGTCTCACCGTTCGGCGCACCTGCTCCGATGCCTGCGTACGCAGCACCTGCACCAGTCGACGAGCCTGCGCAGTTGCCACCGACTGCAGAAGTTGAACAACCTGCTAAGGCGTTGTCGGATGTCGACACGACACCGACTGACGAAGTGGCACGACAGGAAAAGATGGCGAGCGCACGCATCAAGATCGCAGCGATGGAGGCGAAGGCGTGGGACGCAGTGCAACAACAACCAAAGATCGATGCGCTGCAAGCAGAACTTGATGCGATGAAAGACCGCACGCAGTCACTCGATGAAATCGTGACGATGCTTACCGAAGCACTCGGAGACGAGGCGTGAGCGACAAGGAAAAGATCAAGGCGGCCGTCAGCAAGTTGCGCAAGCGTGATCCTCGTGTGATCGCTATTCGCAACATGATTGCGCTGGCAAAGGCGAAACAAACATTAGGCGAAAAGGGTCGCAACGGCATCGACGGTCTGCGTGGTGCGGACGGCATCAAAGGAATCAACGGCATCAACGGCATCAACGGCAAGGATGGCATAGACGGAATGCGTGGTGCTGATGGACTGCACGGCGCAAAAGGAATTGACGGACTCAAGGGCGAGATCGGCGCAGTTGGTCCACAAGGCGAAAAAGGCGAAGCCGGGATGATCTGGCGTGGCACATATCGCAATGACATCGAGTATGAAATCGGCGATGTTGTCGGCGTGAGCGGCTCTGCGTATGTCTGCATCGCACGGACCAACCAAGCACCTCCAGTCGGTTTTGGTTGGGAGTTGCTTGTCAGTCGAGGTGCGCAAGGAGTGCGAGGCATTAAAGGCGAGTCAGGATCAGGTGCTGCAATCAACCTGCCTGTTTCAATTGCCAATGGAGGCACAGGACAAACGTCTCCAAAACCTGGTCTCGATGCATTGCTGCCAAGTCAAACAGG